CTTGTCAGTCAGGCTGTTGAGTACGGTGTCGGGAACATCCTCAAATTCCAGCGCCGCCAGCGTGGCAACGGAAAACAGGTCGTCAGGGTGGGCTTTTTTACCGGCGAGCGGGTTCTGCGTCGCCCGGCTGCAGAATTCGAGGTATTCCGTGCCGAGGCTTGCCGGGTCATCGGTGACGGCGAGGCCCACGAGGTAACATTTGCCGCTGTTGGCAAAGTTCGGGCGAATTTCCATCGAGGTGTAAACCTTCTGCCCGGCTTTCACCATGCTCACCAGCTCGTCGAGCGGCGCGATTTTGCCAAACAGCGCTTTTTTGCCGTTCAGCGCCGAGTCATCGCTGATGATTTCCGCTTTGACTTCGGTCACGTCGCCATAACGCTTAAGCACGCTGTCGGGCAGGATGCCGCGCAGATGTTCGAGGTTGATGCGACAGCCATAGACACGCGGGTCGAACGTGTCGGCCATATCCTGAATATCATCGCCACTGATGACACGGCCATCGCAGGTGTCACCCTCGACGCCGATGCGAAACCATTTAGAAACTTTCTTTGCCATTGTTCAGGTGTCCTGATGTTGGGTTTTCGGTTCGGGGTTAGTTTCCCGACTCCGACCCGCATCAGCCACCGCTTGCGCTCCTGTTAGGTCTGACACAACAGGGGTTTAGCGAATACACGCGATGATTTCCTTAGCCTTGCCTCGTACCAATAAAACGAGGTGAGAATGACCATTTCGACCGACTTATCACTGTTAAATGACCCAAGACGACAGGCGCGCCTGTTGTACTGGCAAGGGTTCGCCGTGCCGCAAATTTGCGACATGCTGCAGGTGAAGCGCCCGACGGTGCAGAGCTGGAAGCAGCGCGACGGATGGGAGGACACCGCGCCGATTAATCGTGTCGAATCGACATTAGAGGCGCGGCTGATTCAGCTCTACGCAAAGCCTGACCTGACGCCATATGATTTCAAGGTCGCTGATTTTCTTTCGCGCCAGATGGAACGGCTCGCGCGCGTCAATCGTTACGGCCAGACCGGAAACGAGGCGGATTTAAACCCCAACGTGGCGAACCGCAACAAAGGCGATCGCAAAAAACCGAAACGTAATTTCTTTAGCGATGAAGCCATCGAGAAGCTGGAAGAGATTTTCCTCGACCAGTCGTTTGAGTATCAGCTCAACTGGCATAAGGCCGGGCTTGAGCACCGCATTCGCCACATCCTTAAATCGCGTCAGATTGGCGCGACGTTCTACTTTGCGCGTGAGTCACTGCTGCGCGCCCTTAAAACCGGACAAAACCAGATATTTTTGTCAGCGAGTAAGACACAGGCGTATGTGTTCCGTAAGTACATCATCGCCTTTGCGCGTCTTGTCGACGTCGACCTGTCAGGCGACCCGATTGTCATCGGTAACAACGGTGCAGAGCTGATTTTCCTCGGGACCAACTCCAACACCGCACAGAGCCACAACGGCGACTTGTACGTCGATGAAATTTTCTGGATACCTAATTTCCAGCGCCTGCGCAAAGTGGCCTCGGGTATGGCATCACAGTCGCACCTGCGCACCACCTATTTTTCGACCCCGTCCACGCTGGCGCACGGGGCTTATCCGTTCTGGTCAGGCGAGCTGTTTAACCGGGGGCGCAGCAGCGCCGCCGACCGGGTCGACATCGATATCAGCCACAAAGCGCTCGCCGGTGGCGTGCTCTGCCCGGATGGGCAGTGGCGGCAGATCGTCACCATCGAGGACGCGCTCGCCGGGGGCTGCACCCTGTTCAATCTGGATCAGCTGAAACAGGAAAACAGTGCCGACGATTTCCGCAATCTGTTTATGTGCGAATTCGTCGACGACAAGGCGTCGGTGTTCCCGTTCGAGGAGCTGCAGCGCTGCATGGTCGATGCGATGGAAGAATGGGAGGACTTTGAACAATATGCCGACCGTCCGTTTAACTGGCGCCCGGTATGGATTGGCTATGACCCGTCACACACCGGCGACAGCGCAGGCTGTGCGGTACTGGCTCCGCCACTGGTTGCCGGTGGCAAGTTCCGCATCCTTGAGCGTCACCAGTGGAAAGGCATGGACTTTGCGGCGCAGGCCGAGGCCATTCGTTCACTCACTGAAAAATACACCGTCGACTATATCGGCATCGATGCGACCGGCATCGGCCAGGGTGTTTACCAGCTCGTGCGCTCATTCTTCCCGGCGGCGCGCGCCATCCGCTACACACCGGAAATGAAGACCGCGATGGTGCTGAAAGCAAAAGACACCATTCGACGCGGGTGTCTGGAATATGACGCCGGTGCGACAGATATCACGCAGTCATTTATGGCTATCCGTAAAACCATGACCAGCAGCGGTCGCAGCTCAACCTATGAAGCCAGCCGCAGTGAAGAGGCCAGCCACGCGGATATCGCATGGGCGACCATGCACGCCCTGTTAAACGAACCGCTTTCCGCAGGGAGCGGGATGCACTCAACCTCAATTCTGGATATTAACTAAGATGAAAAAACGACAGAAGAAACCAGCCACCATGACCGCCAGCGCCCCCCAAAAAATGGAGGCGTTCACCTTTGGTGAGCCCTCTCCGGTTCTGGATCGCCGCGACATCCTCGACTATGTCGAGTGTATTAATAACGGGAAATGGTACGAGCCGCCGGTCAATTTCTCGGGGCTGGCGAAAAGCCTGCGCGCCGCCGTACACCACAGCTCGCCGATTTACGTAAAACGTAACATTCTCACGAGCACCTACATCCCGCACCCGTTGCTGTCACGTCAGGATTTTAGCCGCCTTGTGCTCGATTATCTGGTCTTTGCCAATGGCTACCTTGAGAAGCGAATGAGCGTGACCGGCCAGCTCATGAAGCTGGAAACCTCCCCGGCAAAATACACCCGCCGTGGTGTCGAGGATGGCGTTTACTGGTACGTGTCGAACTACGCCCAGCCGCACGAATTTGCACCCGGCTCGGTGTTCCATTTGCTTGAGCCTGATATCAATCAGGAGCTTTACGGGATGCCGGAATACCTGAGCGCGCTTAATTCCGCCTGGCTGAATGAATCCGCCACGCTGTTTCGTCGCAAGTATTATCAGAATGGCGCGCACGCGGGTTACATCATGTATGTGACCGACGCTGCGCAAAGCAGCACGGACGTCGAATCGTTGCGTGATGCGATGCGCAACTCAAAGGGACTCGGGAATTTCAAAAACCTGTTTTTCTACGCGCCCAACGGAAAACCGGACGGGATTAAGATCGTCCCGTTGAGTGAGGTCGCCACCAAGGATGACTTTTTCAATATCAAAAAGGTGAGCGCCGCTGACCTGCTCGATGCGCACCGCGTGCCGTTCCAGCTGATGGGTGGCAAGCCTGAGAATATCGGCTCAATGGGTGATGTCGAGAAGGTGGCGAAGGTGTTTGTGCGTAACGAGCTGTCACCACTGCAGGAGTGTTCCAAAGAGGTAAACGACTGGCTCGGAATCGAGGTGATCCGCTTTAAAGATTACAGCCTCGCAGAATAAACCCCGCCAAAAATGCTGCCTCCGGGCGGCATCATCACAGACCGCCTCAGAAGCCCTGCACGCCACTCAGAACCCCGCGCACCTCGCCACAGACCGGCACACCGACCGCGCCGTCACGACACCCACAGGCTCGTAAAATTAAATGCTGTCACCGGCACTAGCGCGCAATGCTTTCCCCGCCACGCCTGCCCGCTTGATGGGCCGATTTTCATGCACTTGCATTAGTCATTAAACGTGACCTAGACATAACACCACATGGTCGTAAGTAACCTCTATATTGAATGCAAATCAATGCGCAGTAAGGCAGCAGTAACAAAATAACTATTTTCAACTTCAATAGAGAAAAAAGCGCCCTAAAAAGGACGCTAAGTTTCAACAATTTTGATCAAAGAACCTCAATAGAAAAAGCAAACGCCTTCCCCTCATCTAGTTCGGAGGGATAAAAACGAATTCTCTTTCCAACATGAATTGCTTTGTTTTGATCTTCATCAATTATATTTTTACATTGGAAGAAATATTTTTCTTTCTCTACTGAATCAGGCTCATCAGCAACAACAAAGCCATATCTTTCTTTTGGATCAAACCAACTAACTTTACCTTCTATTTTGCCAGGGAAAGATGCTTGCTCGATCATTCCTTGGCTAATAACAGCTTTTCTTGAAGACCATCGCCCTTTGTCACCCGAACGTTCTTTATACACTCTTTCATCATCGTTCATTCTGTGTGTTGGGATATCTTTTAATACACAAAATGAAAAATCAAATGAGTATATTGTCGCTTTACGACCCGAGCCAGGTTCATCAATATTAATAATGTTATATTCTTTAGATTTACTAGTGTACTTATACAACGGTACATTTGGGAATGAGAATTTATATGCTGAACGACTACGACACACCTTTACCAAATCATCTAGAAATTCCTGTTCTTGATTCGTTAGAGTGCTTTCATTATTAGCAGCATGTTTTTTTAATGCCTCTAGCACATTATATTTCCCCACTCTCTTGGCATAAGAATTCTCAGAATACGCCATGTCCATACTCATGTCTAAGAGATGAATTAACCTTCGCATATTACCATTAGAAGCATATAGTATCATCTCAAGCGCATCACCATAAACGCCAGCACTATTTATTTCGAAAACATCTTCTGCTCGAAAAGGTAAACAATCCTCATTCTTAGGATTTATATAATTATTGATGATATTTATAGATTTCGTACGAAGCCTTTTAAATCCCGATTCATCAATAACACTATCCTCAAGCATTACAACATCACCGTACCTTGTTTCAGTGAGCATATCAGAATATGAGTTCGGATAAACTGCAACTTTTGTGCGTATGAAAGATGCTGTTCTAAATTGATTCATCAAAACTTCAAACAATCCGGTTTTTTTAGTATCTCCTTTAAAAAAACCCTTATCAAGAGCGCCAGCCTCATCAATTAGTAAAAGAATCTTACCATTGGCATCATTTAATAAAAACTTA